CGAATAACAGCATAGCCGTTGCCGCTCTTATCGACTTCTGGTTGCCAGAAACGATCATCTTCGGCTTTCGATGTCTTGTTGGTGGTAAGTTTTTGAACTTCTTTGGTTAGACGATCCAATGAAGTTTCGCGTGAACGCTTTAGTGATGCGAATGAGTCTGCCATGTATATTCTCCGTATGTTTGAGTATGTCGATGTATGTTTTATCACCTAGTCATCATGTAGTATTATATAGTACTCCTTTTACACTTCAATGTCAATAGAAAAGTTATTAGCCTGTGGATCGGTATCAATCAATTTAGACATTTTCTTCTTAGTGCGTGGTGGTGCTTCAAGTGAGTCGATACGAGCATTTAGTCTATCGATTTCTGAAAGACAAAACATCAAATCGTCTTTCAGTTTTGTTACTTCAATAATTAGTTCGCCGATAGTGTTCATAGTAATATATCCTTCATAATATTTTTAATATCATTTCTATCTATATTCAAAAATGGTCGATACTTTCTCATAAGTCTAGAAATGCTTGGCCATATAATTTCGTCTTGAATCGTATCATCCCAGTTTCTTAAGAAACCAAGAACTTCATTTGCTGCAATCAACGATTCAAGTGAAAGTTTACGTCCAAGATATAATCTAAGAAACTGTGGGTGCCCTCCGTTCACTACCTCCCACATTGTTTTTATATTATACTCAGTAATCTTGTCCATGTCAAGTTTAAAGAAGTATTTGAATGCTTCCTGTTTCTTTTTCCATTCAATATATTCTTTCTCACACTCCATGGTAAGTAAATCACCTACCCATTTTACATTTAGATTGCCAACAAATCCAGAGACGATATAGTTTACCAACTCGTCTTTATATCGACGTTCTATCTTTCGAAAGTGGTTGTAATCTTTTCGAACTGATAGTTTGGTATCGTCTATGGCTCTTGTTTTTCCTTGGTATTTGAAATAATCATAGTCGCTTGTAAAATGAAGTTTCAATGCTATAAATGTTTGATACGCTTTTGCGCCTTCCATATTAAATACTCAATTTACGTCCCTTCTTACGGATCATATTGATACTGATTGCTTCATTTTGAATCAATTTTCTAAGTCTTGGAGTAAGAAGTTCTGGCACACTTTCAATATCAATATTTTCAATCTTACACACCTCAACAATAGCATCTATATGAGACAGTTGCTTTTCTTTCATTGTCTTATCTAAAAGATGAGCGAATGTGTTTGCATTCATAAACTCAATTGCGTTTATCATGCCTGCCCGCCTACGTCCTGTCTCTGAATATCTTCGCTCAGAAGTTCCGGCCAATAGATTTCGAAAGCCACGCAATCTTCTTCGCATTCGAACCAATGATATTCGCCTGGCTTCACCGCACAGAAGTTCCCCGATTCTAGTTTTGTTACATCCGTCAAATCGTAATCGTTCTTCCTCATATGTATTTTTAATATCCCACTTTCTACAAAGAACCCATTCCATTTGTGAGAATGTTTGTGAACTGAGCATCGATATCCAGCGTTTACCGAAATTCGGTGAAACTCTACTAGTGGATTCTGTAATATCGCGCATGTTTCGCCCCAAATTTTACCAGACTTAATCATTTATTTATTCTCCTGAAGTTGTCGTTTACTTAACAAGTCTAACTCAATCAATTGTGAAAGTAAAGAAGAAAAGTCACTTAACCTGATCATATTTGGGCCATCACTAGGAGCATTATCCGGGTCTTGATGGACTTCCATAAACAATCCAGCAACACCGACGCCGACTGCAGCCCGTGCGATTACCTTTGCCATTTCACGATCACCGCCACTCTTTTCGCCCATACCGCCAGGAGATTGAACTGCGTGAGTACAATCCATAATAACTGGATAGTTATTACGCTTCATGATATCAAGTGACCGCATATCGACCACAAGATTATTATATCCAAATGTTGTACCGCGTTCTGTAAGAATGATTTCCTTAGCGCCAAAATGTTCTAGTTTTTTGACAACCTGTGTCATCTCTTGCGGAGATAGAAACTGCCCCTTCTTAACATTTACTGGCTTACCTGATTTAGCAGCGGCTTCAAGTAGGTCTGTTTGTCGGCACAAAAATGCTGGAATCTGAATGATAGACGCAAAAACAGACGCGCATTGCCAAACCTCATGAACATCAGTTAGAACTTCAATATTACGATTGATGATCGAATGCATACCATAAAACGCTTCGTCAAATCCTTTACCGCGAAAACTATTAGCACTTGTTCTATTTGCTTTATCGAATGAGGTTTTATAGATGAAGTTGATATCCATATCAAACTTTTTACCAATATCTTTACAGATATCATTTAACTCAGTTGCCATCATGATTGCGTGTTCTGTGTTTTCAAATACACATGGTCCCGCAATAATGCTTAGTGGTTTATCATTAGCACACTGTTGATAAAAACTCATTGTGTCTCCTCATAATAATGTTGTAGATATTTTGATGAGTTGGCGTCTAACTGTGTTTTAAATACAATAGACGTTCTTAGTTCTTTACAGTCACGCGTCACAGGCATGGCGCGATGTGGAATGCTAGCCGTGAATAATATAAGACGATTGAATCTATAAGAACAATATCCAATCGCGTCGTCTTGTTGTTCATTGTAAAACGATGTACCACCTTCCCAAGAAATGTTCCAGTTCTTAGTTGGATAATAGATTGCTGTAATATTGCCATCATCACAATGCATATAAGCATCTGTGCCATACGTATGCGAGTTCATGTATGCGCGAAGCATAAGATGCTCGCAACCGGTAAGTTCTTCAATCGCAAGACTAACTTTACGCCAGAGATTAATTAGTTCTGGCGCAGTTGTTGAAATCTGTTCAATATCGTACTCAGTCGCCGCTGGCATCTGCTGACGCGATTCATAGTATGTTCTATGCCAATGTTTACCATTATAAAACTTATCATGACTTCCCCATCCTATATTCCATGATGAAGATTTAAACGTTTCTTCATGTAAAAAATCAGCATCATCTTCCCGAAGGAAGTTGTCAATCACCTTAATCATATAATCACTTTCTATAAAATGTATGCCCGTCTATTTGTGCGACTTTACGATATCCCGCCCATTTTGGATTTACCGTACTGTTATGGAAATTTGTCGCACCATCTGTGAAGTCAAATACTTTTTCTCTCAATAAAATATTCGCAACTTTTTTAGATGATTCCCATTCTCGACCGGCTATTGGAATATCACTCTTACCATCACAATACCAACTAAACTGACAGGGCGCACTTGTTTTGGAAACTTTACCCTGATGTACAACCTGACATACTGTGCCAGGAAAATTGATATGTTTTTGTCGATTTAATACGACCAATCCAACTGCCAACTTGCCAGCCAAACTTGATCCTCCACTTTCAAAGTAAATTGTCTTTGCTAAACAATCGACTTCTTGGTCTGAAACAATATTAATTAGTTCTTCTATTGTTTCTATTTCGATAGGCTTTGCATTACTTTCGTTTACTGAATCAATATTACCTAGTAACACAGCCATAACTGTGGCACCGATAATAAAAGGTAAAAGATATCTTATCATGACATCTCCTTTCGTGGTTGGGGGGTAACGGGATGCTACCCTTCTACGAAATTCTGACGCTTCAGCATCAACATCGTTTTAGTCATTATACACTATAACACATTAATATAACAAACGCAAGTCATTTATTTATACCATTTTAAACTTGTTGGTTTCTTAAAGATTAAGAAAGTATAAATAATGCGTCGAGAAAATGTCTTCAATATGCATTTGGCGCCGATTGCGAACAAAATGGATATTCATAATGGAAATTTTCAAACTTATAGCCGAAGTGGGATTCCCCATAGCGGCAGCAGTGGCTGGTGGCTATTTCATATTTCTAGCAGTTAAGTTTATCCTTGCGGGTGTAGAAGGATCGGTTCATGGTATGAAAAATATCATTACTGGGCTGGATAACCGCGTTCAAACCATGAATCATGACGTAATCCGAATTGATACACTTATGAGCAATGCTTTTGGTGTTCGCCCAGATATGGATCGAATCGCACGTTCGGATGGTAAAAATGACGCAAGAAAAGATTAACTTGCTTGGTAATGTATTGTGTGGATATAACATTAAATTGGCACCAAACGGTGATATTATTTTATCTGAAAACAATGAAACCTTCAAATTAAAAGTTTACAATCGACCAGTTAAAAGTTTACAATGGAGTATTAGGTTTGAGAAAGTGATATTTAAAACGATAAATGAAAGTAACAAAAATGGATATTGGACAGCTTGTTGAAGCAATTAATAAGTTTGGATTTCCGATTGTTGCGGCAGTAGGACTTGGTTATTTTGTGTATTATGTTTGGCAGTGGGCAACCAAATCCATTAAGCCTGTAATCGGAGAAGCAACTGGTACGCTTGTGGCATTGATTGACCGCATTCGTATGCTTGATAACGATTTAATCAGACTCAATCAAAAACTTAATATGATCCTTGAGATGCAAGAAGAACCGTATAAAAATCGGCGTGATAATTCTAACAATTCAAATAAGAAATGAGGATGTCATGAATAAAAATCTAAAATACATGAGCGAAGCAGATAAGACTCAGTGGAATAACATTATGAAGCAGTTTCCATATCGATGGAAAACTATCGACCTTCATATTGCGGTAACTGTTGGTCTTGTTGTTGGTCTCTGGGTAGGCGCATTTATTGGTATGGCAATGCCAACTCAGCAAGTAACTTATCAGTCTGCACTAACTCAAAGATAATCACTTCGAAGTTGCGTGATAAGTTCCGTCCCAGTTTGACGGAAGCCCTTGTGTCATTCTGTCAAGCATTAATTCGTAATAATGCTTTAGTTCGCCGTCAATCGCAATAATCTTTTCGCATTGTGTTTTTGCGCGAGTCCAATCACCTCTATAATACGCTTCCAGATATTGATTGTGTAGAACGTGATTTGTTTTACCAACAGTAAAGATTTTTACGCCGATAGTTTTACCCTTCACGGCAATACAATCTAATTCTACAACTGGATATTCATCCTTTACAAGTTCCGCTGTTCTTTGCCCAAGAATGATACGAACGCCATACCCTTTGCTCTGACCTTCAAGACGACTTGCCAGATTAACATGATCCCCCAAGCAAGTATAATCAAACCGTTGATCGCTGCCCATATTACCAACGACAACAACACCCGTATTGATACCAAGCCCCATACCAAAAGGCGGAACACCTTCTGCCACAATTTCTTTATTAAATTCATCTAAACTCTCCATCATTTGTAGCGCAGTCTTGACCGCCATATGCGCATGTTTTGGTTCGTCGAGAGGAGCATTCCAGAAAGCCATTTGCGCATCACCGATATACTTATCGAGAGTGCCATTGTTTTCGATAATCTTGGCTGTCATTGCAGTCATGTAGCGGTTCATGATTTGCGTAAGACCCTGTACATTAGATCCATAATGTTCCGAGATAGTTGTAAATCCACGAACGTCTGTGAACATAATAGACAGTTCGCGTTCGTCACCTCCCAGAATCAATCTCTCTGGGTTCTTTTGTAATCGTGACACGAGTGCCGGACTAAGATACGTGCTAAATTGTTTTCTGATTTGCTGCTTTAGTCTATTCTCGCGAGCGAAGTTATTATATACAAGATGCGAAAATAATATGAATCCAGCAATCATTGGATACGACGCGTCAACAAGATTATACTCAGTATTCCATTCCCAATAACTATAATATCCAAACGCACTTATATATGCTATAATAAGTGGAATAGTGTACATAACACTGGTACGAGGAACAAGAATAAGCAATGCTATGCCAAATATAGCAAATATGATTGCTTCCAGCATGTCGCTGAAATCTTTACGCTGAATGAATGTGTCATCCATAATAGTCTGAACAAGACTGGCTTGAATCTCATGCGGGTATACCAATCCTCGCGGCGTTGATATGAAGTTTGCTAATCCTGCTGCAGTTGTGCCGACGAATACATGTTTGCCGCTAACAATGCTCCAATCTTTATCGCTCACTTCAAGTCTATCGAAGGTACGCGAAAAGTCGATCCAACTTCTTGCGTATGAATCGGTTTTGATAATATTGAATCCAGGAACGCGAATCGCTTGAACTCCAGAATCACCAGTTTTCACTTGATAACTTGGATCTCCAGTAGCCACACGAATAAACTCAATCGCAAGATTAGGATATATCTGATCGCCAACACGAATAATGAGCGGTACTCGGCGAACAAGATTATCTACTTCTGGCGCAGTAGCAATCATACCAACGCCTTCAGCCGCACTTTCAAGCGTATCGATATTCTTCACCAATCCACGATATGTTGGTAACCAGTTGTCTGGTCTATCGCCAATAGCACTATGCCCAATATGTTTGCCGTGCGTCTTAAATGCTGTATTTGTTGCTGTCTGAGAAAGAATAACACCAGGATTATCTGTCAGTGCTTGTGTGAAATCTATATCTTTTCCCATACGATCATCTTCTGGAAAGAATACCACGAATGTGATTAGTTGCGCGCCGTTTGCTCTAAGTGTTGTGATTATCTTTGCGAAATAATCTCTTGGCCATGGCCATTGTCCAAACATCTCAAGACTTTGCTCACCGATATCCATAAGAACAATATCAGAACTTTTAGTATTTTCTTTTGTGCTTTGAAGATAGTCGAACATTTTCAGACGGAGCGTTTCGATTGGCACAGGATCCCATAATCGAATCATGACCAATAAAACAAAAGTTATACACGCCATCCATATACTTGTAAATATTTTCATCACATCCTCTTTAAACGTATTTAGTTTTGATTTATTGTGATTACAGTAGAACCACCACCCTGAACTGTGTCAAGTGCGATATTGCTTCCGCGCTGATTAAAATGAACTGTCGCGCTACTTTCTTTTTCAAGTGTAACTTCAGCCTTAGACCCATCGACTAATCGTGTAATATAAACTTCACTATCCTTTACGATCTGCAGATTGCCCTTTTCATATGAACCCGCGACGATTGGGTTTGGAAATGAACCAGTCTGAAATGCTTGTTTATTCAGAACATCGAGGATATTTGCCAAAAGATCAACGTCAAGCATATTCATATCAAGACGAGTAAACTCAAGTTCGTCTTTATCTAATGAGTTCTTATCGAGTTCATCGTATTTCAGAAAATCGTGATCCAAAATACTTTTACTTACATCCTGAGTAACTTCTTCTGTCTTTTCTTTTGGTGGTTGAATGATGAGTAGATTACTGATTTGCGCTTCAGATAAATCCAATATAACAGGTGGAGTTGGTTTCATTTCAGTAGAACCAACTGTCGTGGCTTGAAATGCTTGATTTAATATGACTTGTCCAACCTCACTATCTACAGTTATTTCTCCAACTGTACCGTCTGCGTTTGGTAACAATATCACCAAAGACTTACCAACTTCATCTACAGTCATACTAAACGCCGTTCCGCGAACGCCAATCGTTGCAGTAGGTGTGCTTATTGATACATTTTGATTGTTATTGTGAGCAATCATACCACTGGCATATCGAACAGTTCCCATTGCTACCTTTAGCCCCAACTTACCTCCAGTTGGTTTTTTAGGATCATATACAAACTCGTCAATGATAAGTTTACTGTGAGCATCGACGCGAACTTTGGTATTATCTTCAAACCCAATACCAACAATCCCATTACCAGTGCGAACGTCGTCCATCATTTCGACAGCAGCACCGTTTTTCGTATCTTGCTTCTCTCCCTTTCGTATTAGTTCAGCAAATCCAGTCTGTTGCTCTACAGTCCCAATAGGACCAGCACAAACTGGACTCGCAAAACTAATCAGTAATAGTAACAGAAACGGTCGCATTATTGCCATTTGTCAATAGATTTACGGTGCTGTTTACAGAACCACTTTGTGTTACGCCAATCGTACCAAAATCGCCTGTATGATTGATTGTCGTATCATGCTGTCCTAAACCAGTTTTAGTTGCGGTGATTGTATTGCTATTACCTGTTACATCAATATCAGTAATCTTAGCAGTCAACCCAGAAGACGCCGAGTTTTCATTTACAGTAATCGCGTTAGTATTTCCCGTCACATCGATATTAATTGTAGCAAGATTTGTCGCTGCCGATGTACCAACGTTAGTTATGATGGTATTGTTATTACCTGTAATATTTTCTTCATAGGTAATAGTATCACTTCTGCCATTAGTACCAGTCGTAAGTGTGCTTGAGTTTCCACTACCCGACTGATTGATTGTAGTTGTGATATCATCACCTACCTGATTCTGTAGAACTGTATTGTTCGAGCCAGTTTGTGTGATTGATACTGTGGTGTTATCGCCGTCTGTTTTCGCTTCGGTGCCACTATCGCCAATCTTGTTGCCTGAGCCATCCTGCGTAAGCGTAATCGTTGCGTTATCACCAGCCTGATCAATATATATAAGATTATCTGCGTTTGCATTATTGGAAAGCACAGTTATCATAGCAAAAAGCACTAGTGCTAACTGTTTTTTCATTTGGTTTTTTCCTCCTGATCTGAATTTATGATGTTTGTAAACTGCTTTGGCACTTTCGTTTCATCATATGTCCACATTCTTTTTCTTTTACCTTCTCGTACCATTTCGACAACTGCTTGTTCTATTGCTTGCCTTGTCGCATAGTTTACTGGTTCGTTTGTACTTGTCCCTGCCTCCACTTCAAGAACTTTTGTTCCCATATCGTAGAACTTGAATATATTCACACCGATATTTGTACTCAGAATTGTTTTCTCAGTACTTACTGATACAAGAACGTCACCTGTCAAAACACTTACGACTCTTATACCAATCGTTACAACATCAACTCTCCATTCCACCATTGGGCCGATGCCCATTACACGCGCACCAAGGCCACCTGTATATTTGTTACTATCGTATCCTACAATCCCACCTTCTATAATAATACCAGCAAACTTGAGTGGCGCCAGTTCCTGTGCTTTTTCGCCATTGAACTGTTGCCGAGTGTTTCGTATAAGTTGACGTTCTTTAATAAGATTATCCATACCTGCGCGTTCAACAACACTGAACCACTTACCGTCTGATAAATCTGCTAGTGCCTTTATAAGATATATCTCTGCTCCCTGCGTAACTGCTGTACTAATACTTGCAATATTATCTGCTGGCTTGCGCTGACCAGTTCTATCTAGAAAACTATAAACCGCAACTGAGACTGGTGGCATATTATCACCAATCTGCGGAAACTTACGTAATCCTTCTTTCAATGGCGTATCAGAAACATATGGAGGCATCACCGCACTCTGCATACTTGCCGGAGCACAACTTGCCAACATAAGCATAGCAAATATGACGAAGAATTTCATAATCAGAACTTGAATTGCCCGACTGGGATATTCAATACAGTTGTGGTCCCATCGGCTGCTTTTACAGAAACATTTACGATACTATCAGTTACGGTATAATCAATTGTATTGCCAAGAAGCACCATAGAGCCACTTGACTGCGGGTTTTCACCAAACAGTTTATCCGATATCTGCTTACTAAGTTCAGCATAGATGCGACTTTCCACATTCGCTAAGAACTTATTAACATTTGTGTTGGCTGCGTCTCTGGCTGCTTGTGCTGCGTCTGCTTCTTCTTTAGCCTTTATATCCTTTTCACGCTGGAATGTAAGGTTCTCAATAGTCAATACGTGACTACTATAGCCCTGGCCATTAAATGCTGGACTTTTAAACGCTTGCCTAACTTCACTTGCGTTGGCACACATCAAATCAGTAAATAGAACAAAGACATATACGAAAATGCCAGCGCGGAATAAAACATTCATTCCCACACTCCATTTTAGTTCTTGTCTATTTATATAAAATGGGGAGTTGACCATGACTCCCCGCGCACTTATTAGGTAGTGACCCCAGTATATTTAGCGAGATAGATCGATGTGCGCCTTAGGATCGCCTGAAATGAACTTATTCAGTATTTCAGCTTCTCGAATGATGTCTTCAGTCGTCGGTGCCATTTCTAGTTCAATGACGACCAATTTTTGATTTTGTTGTCGTTGCTGGTTAATAATGTCAATCTTTCTATCTAAAATAGACTGAGCCAATAATAGAAGATCATACCGTAGTTCAAAAGGTGTTTTAGACATTTAATTTCTCCTGTGTGTAAAGTGTGTAAAAGTGCCAGTTTATTCTGTTTCGAGGGAAACTGGCAAAACCCAAAGAGACTATGCCGCTAGGCGAGTCTCAAATGAAGCGTTATCATTCGCTGCATTTACGTGTTTTCTTCGCAGTAACCGCGCTTAGATCCGGATAACTCCAGTCATCTATCCTGCCTGTCGATCCTTTTACCCCCGAAACTTTTCGAGATTTGGTGGAGGTAGGCGGAATGAGCCGCCGTCCAGTTCAGTCTTCAACTTCCTTCATCGTTACAAGTTTATTTATACTATAGTTCTCTACCCTTGTCAACAACAATATCACCAGAACTCAGAAAACAAGCAAGTTTACCATTGGTTTCTAAAATGGTTATGGTGTTTTGTGGTGAATGAAAGATTAAGGTTTCACCTTCTCCATTTGGAGACGCAATACGCATTTTAATTGTCTCTTTAAACTTATCGTCTAAGAACTTAACAATAGCCATCAAGTCGCCGCAAATGATAGTCTTAGTAGACCTCACTAATCCTGGCGGAAGGTCTTCGTTCGGTGCTGCAGAAATTGTTACTGAACTAAGCAGCAATACTATTACGGCGAGAATAAAACGCATCGATTTGATCCTTTAGTGGCGCGACATACTCCTCTCGGTTTCTAACAAACACTTGTGCTTCTTGAGTATCATCGCAAGCAATAATAACCACAACCTTTGAGCAAGCCATATCGCGAAGCTCCTCATACATAAGTGAATATGCAGTTGTCTGTATAAAATAATCGCCGATCCATTCTTCGCGTTTAGTTCTTAATGAAGTCTTGAAATCGATAATGGCACAGTCGTTGTCCCATATGCCGATCAAATCGGCGCGACCAGCAATCTTGAGTTTGTGTGAATACATCGGCGCTTCATTAGCAATCACGACACTCAAATGTTTATCGATTGCTCGCTGAATCTGTTTGAAAGTTCGCATATCAGGCGGCATAATGCGGTTGTCTGGAATCTGATTGCGAAGCACATATGATTCCATGAGACTGTGAATTTTAGTTCCACGAGTAGACGCAATACGGGAAATTGATGCGGCTTTTTCTTCACCGACACGTTCCCGCCAAGCGCGGAGGGTATCCTGCTTGGCGGGGTCGGCGCCTAGTACGGTGGTGATAGACGGATACTTTCGTCCATCTGGTGTGAAATACACACGCCCACCGTCTTCGGCCGTAATAGACTCTAACTCTTGAAACGCAATGGTATCATACGTAAATGTCATTTAGATTTCCCGAAATGTCAGATGTTAATTGATTATCGTTTTGGTCCAGGGGTCGAATTAGGATTCGTCTTCCGACCTGAAGCCAAACTTGATCCGAGACTTGCCCGCAGACTTGATCGACTTGATCCGAGACTTGATCCGAGACTTGAATCCAGACTCGATCTCGAACTTGACCCGCGCCTTGAACCGAGATTTGATTCCAGACTTGATCATAGGCTTGATACCAGACTTTATCCTTAACCGATTTCATTGGTATGCTCCCAGACTTGATCCCGAACTTGATCGTGAACTTGATTCCAGACTTGATCCGGGACTTGATGCCAGACTTGATTCCCGACTTGACCCCGAACCTTATCCCAGACTTGATATGAGACTTGACGACCCTCGACTTGATGTTTAACTGATTTCATTGGTATGCTCCCAGACTTGAACCAAGACTTGAACCAAGACTTGATCCCGAACTTGACCCAAGACTTGACCCGAGACTTGATCCCGAACTTGAACCAAGACTTGACCCGAGACTTGACCCTCGACTTGATTCGCGACTTGATTCGCGACTTGACTATTAACCGATTTCATCACATACCCATTCTGTCTTTGGTAATCAAATATTCTTTCACAAGACCACTTCGCACGATATCTTGAATGCCAAATTGAATAGAACAAAAACTTCCCATGTTGTTTAGAATTTTCATAAAGTCTTTCACGCCACGCTTATCGTTGCTGTATGTCAGGTCGCTTTGGTTGAAATCGCCGCAAAATATCACTCGGCATCCTTGGCCCATTCTTGTGATAACTGTGTCAATTTCTCCGAAGGTCATATTCTGCACTTCATCTACTATAACAATATTATCGCGGAAAGTCAAGCCTCTAAGATAAGATGTGGTACTAAACTGTATGAAGTTATTCTTCTTGAGATAATCATAGCCCGTATTGTGTCCGGTTAGTTCGTTACAAATGCCACGATATGGTTCTTCATATACTGCAATCTTCTCAGATAGTTTGCCGGGAAGAAATCCC